TCGCCGTCGTAATAGGACATAAAGACCTGCGACCGCCGACGCGCGGCGTCCAGCATGTCCATCGCGACCTGCGCCTTGCGCTTCATGTCGGCAAGGTAGGCGTCCGCCTCCTGCACTTTAGCCTTGGCGTTCTGTGCGTATGCCATCAAGCGGTCTTCCATGATCCTTGCGGCGCTCGCGGACGGTGCCGGGCGTAACTGTCGATAGGGGGCGAGGCCGGGCGCTTGTTCAGGAGCGCAGGCCACGCTTCGTCAACCGCGCGACCGATCAGGCCGCAGCAGTCAACCGCGTCGTCATGCTTGCCGGCAGGAAACCGGACCAGCTGGTCTAGAACGTCATTGGCCCATGGCGACTTCGGGAAGCTGACCTTCCCGTTCGCCGCCAAGGCTTGGAAGGCGCGCGCCCGTGTCGGCTTGTCCTTGACGGAGTTGATCCATTCAATGCTGGCAAAGGCTTTGCGCTCGTTCATGCGCGTGGCCAGGATGCCTTCGATCGCCCGGCGGATGACCCCACCTTCGGCAAATACAGTGAAGGGCTTGTGCTTCTGCACGAGGTCCAGCAGCTTCTCGATCCAAGCCCCGGCGTCCGTCTGCCCGCGCCACCAGTCCAGTGCGTAGATCGTGCTGTCAGGGCCGATGCCCCAGACCGCGAATTCCGTCCAGTCGCCGCCTTCGTTCGTCACCGCAAAGTCACAGGTGATGAACTTGTTGACGTGGGGCAGTTCGTCGTGGCGCTTGAACCAGTCAGCCTTGAAGAACGTGCCTTCGTCCGGCTGCGGGTCTTGCTGGTAGAGCGCCGACCAGTAGCGGGGCAGCGAGTTCGCCTGAATGCGTCTTAGGGCTTCCAAAGGGTAAGCGTCAGGCCAGAGCGCCGCCCCGCTACTGTCTATGGCGGGCAGCTGGATAACTTCCCAGCGGTCGCCGCCGTTGTTCTGCTGNNCCGGACAAGTCGTCTTCGTGCATGCGGTGGTTGATCACGATGATCGCACCGTTGGGCTGCAAGCGGTTGTAGACGCTGCCCTGAAACCAGTCCTTGACCCGCTTGCGTTCGACTTCCGACTGCGCGTCGGCCATCGAGCCGAACGGATCGTCAATGATGAATTCGTCGGCGCCCTTGCCCAAAACTTGGGAACCGACACCCACCGCGTAGAATACCCCGCCCTGCTTCGTGTGCCATCGGCCCGAAGCCTGGCTGTCTTCCGCCAGCTGCGTGTCCGGGAACAGCCGCTGGTAGGACGGGTCCTTGATGATGTTGCGAACGTCCCGGCCCACGTCGGTGGCGAAGCTTTCACTGGCACTGGCCGCGATGATCTGGCGGTGCGGGTAGTTGCCCAGGCAAAAGGCCGGGTAACGCCGCGAGGCCAGTTCAGACTTCCCGTGCCGTGGCGGCATGAGAAGCATCAGGCGGTCAACCTCCCGCCGCATGACCCGTTCAAGCTGTTCGGCAATGACCCGGTGATGCGCGCCAACCTTGTAGCGGTCATACGTGTACGTCGTGAAGTCAATGAGGCTTCGTCGGGCCTGCCGCCGCTTCAGCAATTCCTGCGCTGCTTCCACGTTCGGCGGCAATGCGCGTAAGTTCGGCGTCGGTAAGTTCAGCGATGGGGCGTTCATGGGTCATGTTCACGTCAACGGACTGAGCGGCCTTGCCGTCCAGCCTGTCGGCAATTTCCTTGATGGCGTTCAGGTCGCCTTGCTGGGCCAGCGTCACGACAGCGGAGGCGATGCTGTCCAAGCCTTCAGCCACACCGCCGTTCTTGCCCGCAGCGCGAGCCAAAGCCCGGCGCAACGCTTCACGCCACGGCTTGTCGCCGATGCGTCCGTTCGGGTTTCCTGACTGTCCGGGCTTCCAAGGCATTGAATTGCAACACTAACCTGTTGATGTTGTAATATTATTGCGCGACGGTGCGGGGATGCATTTGCACTTATCACGCGCCACCCATTCAGCGATGGCCTTATCGAAGTCTGTCGGCGGTGTGGTTCGCTGCGGGGGGCGGTCGTAGAGGTTGTCCATTAGTACAACTCCTCCACGATCATGAAGCCCTTCAGCACTTCGACGTTGTTACCTGCTGATGAAGACTTGAACCGAACCTTCACGGTGTGCGTTGCGGCGGCAACGTCGATGACGGCCACAGTGACACGGCTGGAATAGTACCCGTCAGCGCCCACGCGCAACTCAGATACGGCATCGTCTGTGCCGCCCACGTTGATGTAGAAATATCCGTAACCCGTCGTGAATTTCGTGGCCCAGACACTAAGTGTGACTTTCAGCTTTGTATCGGCCAGCGTCGTGATCGTTGTGCTGTAGCCGGTCAGGTCTACTTCCGTCGTGCTTGACGTTGTTCGTGTGGTGCTGTCGTCAATGCGGATGATCTGCCGCCCACGGTAGGCACGCTGCCCGGCAATATATGTTTTGCCTGTGTGGGTGATGCCGCTGGTGCCTGATACGACATCAAGCCCGCCCCCGCCCCCGCCCGTGTCTGATGTCGGGAACGGGATGAAAAGGTTGCCGAAGCCCGACCCAATGTTCCCATTGCCCCCAACCCCGCGTGACATGCCGAGGTTGGAAAAATAATTTTCGAGCGGAAACAGCCCGCCGCCAACCGACCATTGCTGCAAATAAACGTCATAGCCTTGTGCCAGGATGGCATAGGTATGCGTCCCGCTGCCTGCGGTCGAATAGCTTATGAAAGTTCCGGCGTTGGCGTTGGCAAGGCTGGTTGCAAACTTTGCCGTCGTCGCGCTTTGGCGCTTTGTCCAGTAGGAAGTGTTCAGCGCCAAGCCTGCGGGCAGCGTTCCCGTCGTGTCAAAGCGCACCTCGGACAAGTCGGCGTAGTCGGTGGTATGCGTGCCGAGGATATGGCCACCGCTATTGGAGAAAGTGACCGCTTCGGACTGGCCAGCAGGCAGAAACTGAACTTCAATGAAGGCATTGTTGTCTGCCCCCATGAGCCAAGCGCCGTGGGACGATGCCGTGTTGTTGTAGAAATAAGTCCCGCCAATGAAAATATTGCGCGCACTGTCAGGTTGGCCGTTCAGCTGCTTGGCATAACCGTGGGTTCCTGAACCTGCTGTTGAATAGCTGATGGGCGTCCCTGCCTTGGCGTTGGCAAGGCTGGTTGCATATTTCGCGGTCGTGGCAGACTGGCGAATGACCCAGTAAGAGGTGCCCGTAGACAAGCCACTGGGCAAGGAGCCTGTCGTGTAGAATTCGACTTCGGCCAAGTTCTCCATGTCGGTTGCATAAGTGCCGAGGATGTGTCCGCCGCTGTTGGAAAACGTCACCGCTTCATTGTTGGCACCCGTGTGCAAAACAATGGCGCGGATGTTGTTGGTGCTGAATGCGTCGAGGAACCCGTAACAGTCAGTGAACCTGTTGTCGGCATTGCCAAAGGCGCAGCCCGTCGGGTTTTTCGACCGCGTCGTGAGGAAGTACCCGACATTCGTATAGTTTCGCGACGTTACCCGGTGAAAGGTGGCTTGCGTGACGTGGTTGCACAAAAGCGCATAGCCAGCTTTGTTGTCGCAATCCAGCGTCAGGTTTTCGATGCCGACGCCGTACATGGGACCGGCAAGCGTCATGACGGCTGCGGTTGTGCTGGCGGTGCCCGTGAACAGGATGCGGCTCGAGCCGTTGACTTGCTGGTTGATGATGCCCGTGCCGCTTCCGTAGGAAGCGCCGACGAGGCGGATGCGGTTGTCTTTGGTGCTGACTGCGTCAGCCGTGCCATTGCCAAGCGTGATGCCGGATGTGGTGGCATAGGTGCCAGGCGGGAAGTACACAACCCCGCCGCCTGCTGTATTGACGGCGGCGATGGCGTTGTTGATGGCCGTGGTCGCGTCGCTGGCCCCGGTCGTGTCAGCGCCGAAGTCCGTGACAGATACCCATCCGTCCTTCAGCTTCGCGTCAACCGTCCTGGCGCTGGCCCCGGTGCCTGTCTGCGTAAACGCCAGCTTCGTCGGCGCAATGGCAGCGGAGGCGTTGATGTCGGCATTGACGATGGTGCCGTCGAGAATCTTGGCGGAAGTCACGGCATTATCGGCCAAGGCTGTCGATGTCACCGCGCCAGCGTCTATTGTCCATGTGACGCCGCCACCGCTGACTGTGATGTCACCCTTGTCGCCGTCGGTGACGCCGCCCGTTCCGCCGATGACGGTCCAAACGGTGCCATTGCCAGACACCAC